GAAATAGTAACATGCAATAAAACATATGTTACTATTATAAAAATAAATAAAATAAATAAAAGCTCCTATCCGGTTTCGAACCGGAGTTTCAGGATTCAAAGTCCTGAGTGATAACCACTACACTATAGGAGCATATAGTTTGCATATACATATATATATACATACAAACCGATAAACATATCAAATAAGTATTTGATTTATTTATTATAATTGCACGGAGTGGGGTTCGAACCCACGCGCTGTTAGCACCAGGTCTTAAGTCTGGCTCCTTAGACCACTCGGACATCCGTGCTTTTGAAATTGTTTATATGTAGGGACAAATTACAAACCCTTGTGCACTAATGCGGGTTCGAACCGCAGACCTTCGGCTCATAAGACCGATGCTCTAACCAACTGAGCTATAAGTGCAGAAGCTCCCAGCGAGAGTTGAACTCGCGGCCTACAGCTTACAAGGCTGTCGCTCTACCACTGAGCTATAGGAGCAAATATACAATCTAAATAAACCAAACAATTCAGACAAATATACAGTTTATTTTTACTCTATACAACATAGTATATAGTTTTCCACAGTTCCCATTGTTTTCCACAGTTCCCAGTGTTTTCCACAGTTCCCATTGTTTTCCACAGTTCCCATTGTTTTCCACACTCGTGTTATTAACATATATAATAACAATTAGAAATAACGTATCATTAATACAAAGTTTATATAATTAATGATGTTTATATATTTTTTTTGTTTTAAAAAGAAATATGATTATAATAATTCACAAAGAATAAATATAATGTTCCTTACCTTATAGACATATTATCGATCAAATAATTGCCTTGCTGTGTGCTATAATTAATGATTATTATCAATTTAATTTAATTGCTGTAAGCACAAATGGTTGACTAGTCATTTACTATCACCACCATCCCATTACAATATAGATAGTATATATACCTTTAAATAATAATATTAAACATTTATAAAGTTAATAAAAATAGTAAAAAAAACAAAAAAACAAAAAAAACAAAAAAACAAAAAAATATATTTCGCTATAATAGAAGAGATACTAATGGCGCGTATTACATGGATGTCAATACCACACGTAACGACAAAAAAAAATCCACTGTATTTAAATGCATTACTAGTGGTGATTTTAGTAGTAAAAATAATGTTATTATCTGTTATAATAATAGACGTATATCAAAAACATAGAAAAAACACAGACAAAATATATAAATACGATGAATTAAAAGATATATTGCATCATATATTTACATTCTTGATGGGTATACTGTTAATCATATTATTTAATCCACAAGAAACGGTCAATAATAAATGCATAAATAGAGAAACAAGAATATTTTTATTTATATTTGGAACATTATCAATAATATCAGTAGCAAAATATTTTTATGATAAGTATCTAATGTTACAATAAAATAATTTCCTCATATACACATACACATAGGTACACATATACACATACACATAGGTACACATATACGCATACATATACACGTACATACACTCATGTACACAATGTAGTTTTCAAAAATATTCACTCTCAAAAAAAGTTGAAGTAAAATAGGACATCTATTCGTATCATATCAAAATTTACAATCAAAATTTACAATCAAAATTTACAATCAAAATTTACAATCAAAATTCACAATCCATACCAATCATGAACTTCGAGAAATTCCTGTCACATAGTAATCTAGAAGCGAAGAAACATCAAAGGGAAGGCGTTGAATGGTGTATAGCAAGAGAAGAAACACATTTGTATTGCCGAGGGGGCATTATCGCAGACGAAATGGGTCTAGGTAAAACCATTACCATGATAGCTACAATGATGGTAAATTTCAAACTACCCAATTTAATTGTGCTTCCGGTAGTACTGTTGGAACAATGGAAAGACCAATTTCAACGTACAACCGGTCATACGCCACTAATTTATCACGGTCAAGTAAAAAAAATAATCACAAAAGAACAATTGCAACACATTCCCATAGTGCTAACTACATATGGGACAGTAAATAGTGACGCAAAGCACGAAAAAAAACTACAAGGTGTTCGTTGGTCGCGAGTAATTTGTGACGAGGCACATCATATGCGTAATAAACGATCAAAAATCGTAAGTGCCGTGTCGTCCCTTCAGCGAACAATCACGTGGTTAATTACAGGAACCCCGATTCAAAATCACATCAACGATTTGTATTCGCTATTTGACGTATTAAAAATATCGAATAAGGTATACACCGATATCGAAAAGCTACGTGATATAATCGAGAAAGTTGTATTAAAACGAACAAAAGAGCAAGCGGGTATTGAAATGCCGCCCGTTCATCTAAACCGCGTTACGAGTAAATGGACGAGTATCTGCGAAAGAAAATTATCTATGGGCCTTCACGACAAATTAGCATTTAGTGAATTGGATACCAAACCGGTGCCTCATACCATGAAGCTAGCAATGATGACCTATGCGCGAATGATGTGTGTATATCCTCAGCTACTGACATCGCATTTGGGTAAGTTATCAGAACTAGGTATAGTAGACCAAGAAAGTTTCACTGGTGTTAATCATCATAGCAAGTTAGACGAAGTCGTGAAATTAGTAGTAGAGAGAAAAGACAATAAAAACAAGAAAATAATATTCACAAATTTCAAAACAGAGGCTGACTACTTGACAAAAGTACTGCAACAAGACACAGGACTAAATGTGGCATCCATCGATGGACGCGTAACAAGCAAGTATAAGCGCAAACAGCTTTTAAATACGACCGATTTGGATGTATTGATTCTTCAAATAAAAACAGGTAACGAAGGATTAAATCTACAAGAATATAACGAGGTATATTTTATTACACCACAATGGAATCCCAAGGTAGAAGAGCAAGCAATTGCAAGATGTCATCGCATGGGACAAACAAAGGACGTCCATGTATTTCGATTCATCATGGATAATTTCGACGATGATAGTCACATAAATACTAGTAACATAGAAATGTATACCGAGAACATACAAGACGAAAAGAACAAGTTAGAACAAAAAACAATGACTTCCTATTAATACTGTTACTGTTACAATAGAGTAATAATAACTAACAGCCCCTTATTTTAATTATAAAAAATGTAAACAAATAAACCATTTTTTAATTAAATATCGAAAAAGTAATATAAAAACATAACAATGGTATAATATGGGTGGAACAATATAGCAAACAATATTAGCAAACAATATTAGCAAACAATATATTATTTGTTAAATTCCATAAGCTAAATCATTGCATTGCATTGCATGTAGTGTCGTGTCGATGGATATAAATCCACCCCATCTCGGTTTAGCTCAGGGGCAGAGCATTCGACTGTAGTGGTTAAATTGTAGTAAATTGAATTGTCGCTGGTTCGATTCCAGCAACCGAGAATAACTATTAATATTAATAAATAAATTAATATTAATAAATAAATTAATATTAATAAATAAATTAATATTAATAAATAAATTAATATTAATAAATAAATTAATATATGCTTTATTTTATTTTTCTCTCTCTCTCTCTCTAGACAATGATTAGTCAACATATAGTAGGAGCGGTATGTATATGACTAGCAATCCCAATCGCTAAGTCTTGCATCAGAGTCGTCGGAATCATAATTAGCAATATCTATAGTATCTTCAGAATCCCGTCGATTTAAGTGAAAAAAGGTTCGTGCTCGTTCGTTCAATGTACCAACGACTTCCTTTTTCTTTTTTAGAAAAATATCTTCACTATTGCTGTCGCGGCTTTCTAGTATTTCATACAGAACGCTGTCGTCTTCAATAACATCCTTTATATATTTTTGTTTGCATCGTTGCAAATATAATATAATTGGCAATTCGTCCACATCCCATATCATGGTCGAGCAACAGCAACAAATATTCAAAAATATGTATAAAAAATTATTCAAACTATTAATAAAAAAGATACGAATGCGGTAGCGAACTTTATGTTCGGCGTTGATAATTTCTTGTTTAAACATTTTATCCACATCTTTAAATGCCGTACCCAAATTAATTAATTTGGTATTGACTTTCCGCTTAAGGCCTTTAAAATATCGCCTTTTTTTTCTCAATTTTTGAAGGATATTGTTAATGTTACTAGTATTAAATATTCCGGGGTTAGACATATATTCGTCAATAGAATATCCAATACATTGATTTAAATAATTAAGATTATTTTTTATGTCTAATAGTTGATTTGCCAAATACATTTTATATTCTTCAATTGTTTTAATCCATGTAAATACATTAGTATTGTAAACCGTGGGAAATCGATACCGAATCTCTCTAGGAATGACAAATTGATTTGTTTCTTTGATATCCTTGATTTTATTCTTAATATTTTCCATTTCTTCACGAATATGTTTAATCATTATATTGTGACTATTCATTTCTTCATCGGCAAAAGACAGGTCAGATTCGTTATTTAAATTAGTTAGATCTTTTTTTAACCATTCGGTAATAGCCTGACGCTTGTTGTTTTTCTCATCTTTAATTTTTTTTATAATTTCTTTTTCAATGTCTTCTCTTTTCACGGCATTAATTAAATAAGTAATATCGCGTTTTTTAGTGATGTTGGTATTTCCAGAATTATCATGTATTGTATCAATATCAATATCAATATCAATATCATAATAGTCTACATCATTGCCATTTGTATCGTGTTTATGGGTAGTACTTTTAGATGATTCGTGTAAATCAATAGTTCGCATTTTATAATATTTATCCTTAATTTCATTCACTATTTGGTTATATTTTTGATCGGTAAGCATCTTGATATTTGCATCTTTTAATTTATTATCATAATCATCCTCCAGTTCTTGAAATTTCACCCTTTGTTTTTCGCGAATATTAGTCAAGTTTTTACTAATATTTTGTTTTTTTCTTTTAAGGAGTGTATTTCCATTAAACGACGATGTACTAAATAATAAGGTATTTCCTGATAAAAATTCGGTTTGACTTTGTAATTTGTCATATTGATGTGATGATATTTTATGTGCTTCTGACGCAGCATCCAATTTCAAGTAGTTAATGATTGCCAAAAGCAGGGTGCTAAACGCAGTTAAACAAGCAACAATGAAAGAATAATCATATATATTTGTCCCACTTAAAACAGAACACGTAGATGTAATAATAATAGTAGGTATCATTAGACTATTTAACCATTTTGATGTATAATGGCTGGCTTCCATATATAAAATTTTTTGACAGCTTAAATAAGAAGCAATAATATCTAGATGATTCGATAAAATAGTAACAATGTCCTTTTCAAATTGTTCGTCAATAATTTCCATAATCTTAGACATTTTAATTTTTTTATAATCTAATGTAGGAAACAAGTATTTTAATTTAATTTTTTCTACGTCATGTTCGCGAATGTGGTTTTTGTTAGAACATATTCTTCTACCATTACTTCTACCATTACCATTACTTCTACCATTACCATTACTTCTACCATTATCATTACTTCTACCATTATCATTACTTCTACCATTATTTTCCATACATTTGCAATTATTTTCCATACATTTGCAATTATTGTAACAATTAGTTGGTGGTGGTGGAAAATAAGTATCATCGTCGCTGCTGAATTCATTATACTCTTCGCCATCATTACCATCGTCATTACCATCGTGATAATTACCATCATAATTACCATCGTCATTGCCGTCCATTTTGTCTAGAGCAATATAAGAAGGTCTTTGTAAATTATGATAATTAATATGTACGCTACCATTATCGCTTGTTCTATCAAATGCAATATTGCACAATAACTTATCAGAGTCAATTTCATCAATAGAATGGCGTTGACGAAGTTTTTTAATATTGTTCTCATTTAATTTCGTATCAGAGCTATTGTCACTATTTGTATTTGTATTGGAATCGCTGTTAGAAGTTAAATTTCCATTCATATTTGAATATCTGTTAATATAACTGGTATCATGAATATCAATATTATTTTTATCACGATTGCTATTGGTATTGGTATTGGTATTGCTATTGGTATTCAACGTATTGTCGTTTTCTCTAAAAAAACGTGGCGCACTTTTAGAGTGGTGTTTTTTGGATGGTGATAAATTAATAGATAAATCGACTCTATCATTACCACTATCGTGGCTTTCACCATTCATAATGCTATTCATAATGCTATTTTCATTTTCTTTTAGATAATTCATAATATATTACATAACATAAATTTTAAATCTTTAAATAAGATAATTTATGTTATATATATATAATCCATGTACACAGATAAAAAAAAGCGTGCTACTAAAAAGATACGTAAACATCCAGCCAAAGGATGGAGTAAGTTAAGTCCTTCTACAAAACAGCGTATTATTATGTTTAAAAAATGTGGAAAAAAATGCTTTTTAGGACCCAAAAAAAGTTTTCCTATATGTATAAAAAATACATGTAAAGTGAGTAAACGTGGCGTGCATGCAGCATATATGCGTGCTAGACAATGGGGAAAAGCAAAACGTACATATAAATCATCTAAACCAGTGCATTCTAGAAAAACATATATAAATATAGCAAACAAGGCTAAACGTGTATTAAGTAAAAGATTTAGATTCAAAATCAAACGATCAGTGTAAATAAATTCACATTGTTAAGTAAGGGCTATACACTTTACAAATAGTAATTCTATTTATCGTCCGGTCGAGCCAAATCCACCATCTCCTCTAGTAGTAGTACCTAACTCGTCAATATTGTCAACCAATATTACTTTAAATGGTCCAAGGGATGCATGACATATTTGAAAATATCTTTCCATGGCATTTAAAACATAGTCGCTGCTGGTATTGTCAGCACTCTTAAAACAATCGACCATTGCTGTAATGACGCCTCGATACCCGCTATCAATAATGCCAACCGAATTTGCCAATCGAATTGGTGTTTTACTAATACTAGATCTTGGATACAAATAATAAGATTCAGATGCACCATTCGGTGATACCATAGCGCAATGAATGTTAAGTGGTAATTTATTACCCCATCGTTTAGAAATAACCATATCATTAGGAATAGCTAAATCAAATCCGGCATCTGGATGTGTAGTATATACCTTTGCATT